GTCTGTGTCTTTAAGTAGCACAACAAACAGTTCAGGAGTTGTAAGCTATGTTTCTGTAAGTGGAGATGTAAGTGTAGATAATTACAGACAAAGAGTTTTATCAGATGAAGGAGTATATGAGCCAAGTTCTTGTTTATACAAATTAGACAATCAGGTAGATATTAATTTAGTAGATGAGGCAAGAGTAAGCAGAGATGGTACTTATGATAAGCTAATTATAAGAACAATGAATTGTGATAAATATCCTGACAGAAAGGTAACTTTTCTAAATAAGTTTGGAGCATTTCAAGATGTGTATTTCTTCGCTAAAGAGGTTTCTGCTATAAACATCTCAGGGGAAATGTATAAGTCAAATACAATAAACTATCAATCTCTAAGTTATGACACTCATAAACATCAAAATCAGAGTTATAATTTACAAGCTAAAGAAAGTATAGTTTTAAATACAGGTTTTGTGTCTGAGGATTATAATGAGGTTTTAAGGCAGATGATGATGTCTGAACAGGTTTGGCTTACAATAACAACAGATGAACAAACAAATATATTCCCTGTAATACCGAATACTAATAGCCTAAGCTTTAAAACTTCTCTAAATGACAAGTTGGTAGACTATGCAGTTGAATTTAATTACGCTTTTGATAAAATACAGAATATTCGCTAATGCAGGAAGTACAATTATACATAGAAAATCAGAGAGTTGAGTTGTTTAATGATGAGAGTATTTCACTTACTCAGAGTATTCAGAACATAAAGGATGTGTCTAAAGTGTTTACTGATTTCTCTAAATCTTTCTCTATTCCTGCATCTAAAGAAAACAACAAGATATTTAAGCACTACTATAACTTTGATATAGACAACGGATTTGATGCAAGGAAAAAAGCTTCTGCTAAGATTGAGTTAAACACAATACCATTTAAAGAAGGTAAAGTGAAACTTGAAGGGGTGGACATGAAGAATAACAAACCTTATGCTTATAGGATTACATTCTTTGGTAACACAATCAACTTAAAAGACAAATTAGGAGAGACTAAACTTTCAGCATTAACTTGGTTGGATAATTTCTCTTATCAATACGATGCTACAAACGTAAGAACGCTATTGCAAGCCAATGGGGCGAGTTTTAGTATTTCAGGGACAAATTACCTAAACGCAATGATATGTCCTCTTATAGCGGCTAAAACACAGCTCTATTATAACACCTCAACACATACTGCTGAATTTCCTGACCCACAAGGAGGAAACTTGTATTGGGAAGCAGGAGGAAGTGGACACCATCACGGAGTTTATTGGGAGGAATTGAAGTATGCTATTAGGATTTATTTGATAGTTAAGGCTATTGAAGAGGAAGAGGGGTTAGATATTGAGTTTACAAGCGATTCTTTTATTAAGCAATTAGATAATCCGCAGTTTTATGGGTTGTATATGTGGTTACACAAGAAGAAGGGTTATAGTTTTGATGAGGCAAACCCAATAGTTTCTCTTTACAACTCTTTTATTTTTAATGCGGTTGCTATGACAAGAGCCACATTATATAATGATAAGTTGTTTATTACAGGATTGACAGGAGCAGAAGTAATTAATTACGATTTAAACATCTCTACTGCATATTCTCAAGACTACACAATCTACATAAAGAAAGATGGGGTTGATTATATTGCCCCTGTATTAGTTGCAGGAGGTGGTAACGCTACAATAACAGGAACACTTACAAATACATTTACAGGCTATCAGGTTTACATAGGCACAGATAACACTATAACATCTTTGACTGCTGAATGGGATTTAACAGATATACCTTTAGGAGAAAGCAATACATACACAGGAAATTCACAAGCTATATCTGCTGTAAGACAATTTAATGCACAGGAACAGATTCCTGATATGAAGATAATTGATTTTCTAACAGGTTTATTTAAGATGTTTAACCTTACTGCTTATCAACAGAACGATGGTAAGATTAGGGTATTACCTTTAGATGATTACTATGCTGAAGGAGTAAGCAGAGATATTACTAAATATGTTGATGTAGAGTCAGGTTCTGTAAACTTAGCACTACCATACAAAGAAATTGCATTTGAATACGCTAAAAGAGGTACTATAGTTGCAAAACAATATGAGGAAACAAATGAAATAGGTTGGGGTACTTTAGAATACAAAGGAGGAGATAACTTAGATGGAGAAATCTACAAAGTACAAGCACCATTTGAGCATATGCAATTTGAAAGGCTACCTGACTTAAATGACTTTAGCTTAACAGATATACAGGTTGGTAATTTCTTAGATGATAACCAAGACCCTTATTTCGGAGCACCTTTATTATTTTACAAGTACAGAAAAGTGTTGGGTACATCTATTTCATTTCTAAATGAAGTTACAGGAAGTAAGTCTGAAGTTACTACTTATTGTATTCCAATGAATAGCGTTGATATAGATGCGGATTCAGATGATAACACAAGTCATTTTTCAGTAGAGATAAATGAATATACTCCTGCAGATAACTTTGATGGTTCTTTATTTGCTAATTACTATCAAAATTACATATCAGATGTATTTAGCTCTAAAAGGAGGCTCACTAAGGTTAAAGCTAAACTTCCTGTATCTTTCTTGACAAGCTATACATTAGCTGATACTCTTATTATAGGGGATAGGTCTTACAAGATTAACTCAATAAACACAAACCTTAACACAGGGGATAGTGAATTAGAATTATTAAATATAGTATCATAACATGATTAAGAACATTATAGACCTCCTAAACACATCAGATTGGTATATTGGAGATGAAGATATAGATATTGCAAAAGGAAAGTACAAAGCTCCTTTAACCTACTCTGAGGTCAGAGAAAGAGTGAAAAGACATAAAACAACAAAATAATAAGACAATAATGGCAGATTTAAACAAAATAATTAACATACAGGTTAATTTTGGAGAGGGAAAGATAAAAATTGACAATCTAACAACAAGCATAAAAAATCTTGACCAAGCTAATAAGAATTTAGCTAATACAATGGTTTCTTCTGTTCAGCCTGCTTTCATTAGGACTGAGCAAGTAATAAAAAATGAGGTAGCTGCCTTAACAAAACAAAGAGGTGCTATAGCTTCTACCTCTATTCAGTATATGATGTTTACTGATAGGATAGAACAGCTTAACTTAGAGATGACTAAGCTTCAAGGTAGAGCCCTTCAAAATGCTACAGTAGGGGTAAATAATTTAGGTAAAGGATTTAAAGCATTAAGGAATGATTCAGGTTTAGCTTCTCAAACCCTAATTGAAGTAGGTAGAACTGTATCTGATGCCAACTATGGATTTACGGCTATCGCAAACAACCTTTCTCAACTAACAACTTATTTTGTTACCTTAGTAGACCAAAGTAAAGGATTTAAAGGAGCATTATCAAGTTTAGGTAAGCAAATGATGGGTGCAGGAGGAGTTGTTATTGCTCTTCAAATTGTTATTACCTTAATAGAAAAATTTAGTTTAGAGCAAAAAAAAGCTAAAGATGCTACTGAAGACCTTAATAAATCTCTCGAAGAGCAAGCTGATAAAATAAATTTACTTAGTAGAGCGGCTTTTGGAGATGAAAACTACATAGCTGCTTTAAAGAGAAATTTTAGCGAGCTTGCAGGATATTTAGACAATTTAAACGAGTTAGAAAGAGAGAACTATCAGTTTATTAAGATTGGTATAGATGCTCAAAAAGATTTAATACAAGTAAGAATAAAGCAAAACGCTAAATTATCTGAATTAAATAAATTAAAAGAGCAGGAGTCTACATGGAACAAAACAACTGCTGAATACACAGATGCTTTAGCGGAAGCAGAAAGTGATTTAATTGATTTGTATTTAAAGGAGTCAAAGTTATTAAAAATATTAAATGTTGAGAAGCAAAAAGATGTAGAAATTACTTCTGATGCTATAGATTTAGATAAAAAAAGAAAAGACTCTATAGAAACCTTGCTTGAAAAAGCTAAAGAATTAGCAAAACAAACAGCTAAAACAAACAAACAGGGTAAAGAAATAGTTGATGCTGAATTAAAAAGAAGTGGAAATGCTTTTTCTGAATACATAAGTAGGAAGAAAAAAGAGAAGGATATTGATGTTAAAATAAATGAATTTAATGAAAATCAAAGACAAAAAAGATTATCAGATGAGGCTGAGTACGCAAAAGCTTTAGGTTCTATAGTAAGTGGGGTTGCTGATAACATAGATGCTGCTTATCAAAAAGAATTAGATATAGAGCAGAATAAAACAAACGCTATAAACAATCAACTAAGAGATAGGCTTAAAAATGAAAATCTTTCTGCAGATGAAAGGAAGAAAATACAGAACAAGATAGCCGCAAATGATGAGGCTTTAAGAATAAAGCAAGAGAAGATAGAAAAGGAGAGGTTTAAGGCTAATAAAACTGCTGCTATAGCAGAAGCCACTATAAGTACTTTCTTAGCTGCAAATAAGGTTTTATCAAGCACAGATGGAGGTTCTGTCGCAAGGATAGCCGGTATGATTGCTGTAATTGCTGCGGGTTTAGCAAATGTTGCTATGATTTCAAAGAGTCAATTTAAGTCAAGCACTTCTAACAATCAATCTCTATCATCCGTAAGTACAAGCTCTCCTCAATCAACACCAACTCCTCCTTTATTTAATGTTGTTGGAAGGTCTAATATTAATCAGTTAGCTGAAACAATAGCGGGTCAATCTAAAATACCTATAAAGACTTATGTTGTAGCTAAAGATGTTAGTACAGCACAGGAACTTGACAGGAACATTATTGAGTCTGCTACTTTATAAATAAAACAAAAACAACAATATAAGTTATCATATAAAACATTTTATGAAGACTATAGAATTATACATAGATGAAGAAAATGAGTTTAGCGGAATAGAAGCTATCTCTATTGTTGAGAACCCTGCTATAGAAGAAGATTTTATAGCTTTAAACAGCCATGAAGTTAAATTGGCTGAAGTCGATAATGAGAAGAAAATCCTTATGGGAGCGGCTCTCATACCTAACAAAAAAATATACAGGACTAATGGAGAGGAAGAATATTATATTTTCTTTAGTGAAGATACAGTTAGAAAAGCTTCAGAGTTGTTTTTATCGAGAGGTAAACAAAACAATTCAACATTGGAACACGATGTCGAATTAAACGGAATGTCTGTTGTTGAATCTTGGATAGTAGAAGATTTAGAGAAAGATAAGAGCAAGAAATATAATCTTAACGTACCATTAGGAACTTGGATGGTTTCTATTAAAGTAAACAACGAACAAATTTGGGAAGAGTTTGTTAAGACAGGTAAAGTAAAGGGGTTTTCTATTGAAGGATTCTTTGCTGATAACTCTAAAAATAGACCAAACGAGTCTGTAGAAGAGGATTTTGCTGAAATGGAGGCTTTAGCTAAGGTTTATGAGCTTGAGGAGTCATTCTTAGAGGCTCAGGGAGTAGAACTTCAATCTTATAGCGATTACCCTCAAGGGGCTGTAAACAACGCTAAGAGGGCTTTAAAATGGAAAAAAGAGAATGGTTCTTCTTGCGGTACATCTGTGGGTTGGACAAGAGCTAATCAGTTAGCTAACAAAGAGCCGTTGAGTAGGTCTACTATTGCAAGAATGGCTTCATTTAAAAGACACCAACAGAATAAGGATGTTGCTTACTCAGAAGGATGCGGAGGTATTATGTGGGATGCTTGGGGTGGTTCAGCGGGAGTTAATTGGGCAATATCTAAACTTAAACAAATAGATGGCTAAGGTTCAGTCTGCGGTTAAGTATGAAAAACCATCTGTAAACAGAAAGGGTGTTCATTCAAAGAGTAAGACATCAAAACTGAAGTCTTCTAAGAATTATAAGAAATCATATAAAGGACAAGGATAATGATTACAGGTTGGCAAATAAGCTTAGGCTTTTATTCAGGAATATTATTTGGAATAAGAACGTATGACTACACAGAAACTAATACAACAGACCATGTACTATACTTTCCTTTAGTAGATATATGTTTAACAATTTACAGAGAAGAAGATGAATAAAAAAATGAGTGAAACACCAAGTAGAACAAGCCCTAAATCATCAAAAAGGGGTTGCCTTTGTAAGAATGGTACTTACTCAAGAAAGTGTTGTAATGGGAATATTATTAATCAAGGAATAGGAAGTATAACTAAGTTACCTGAGTAAATATTAATCGAAAATACAACAAAGATAACTAATGCAGTTATCATAACATATTGTAATTAATTAACAATTAAATATATGAAAACCACAGAACTTGTAGAAAAACTAAAGAATGTTTTCCTAAGTGAAGAGTCTGTTGAAGCTCAACCTGAAGTTCAGGAAGAAGTTCAATTAGAAGCTGCTCAGGAAGAAGTGGTAGAAGAAAGTCTTGCTGAGATGCCTGCAGAAGATATAGCTGAAGATGCTGTAGAAGATGTAGTTGAGGAAGCTGATAAGTACGCTACAAAAGAAGATTTAGCTAAAGCTGTTGCTGAAATGAAAGCTATGTATGATGCCATTATGGAGAATATGTCATCTGAAGCTGAAGTTGAAGTGCCTGCTGAATTAGCTGAAGAAGTAAAAGAAGAATTGTCTTCTCAAGAACCTGCATCAGAGCCTTTATCACACAATCCTGAAGCTATGGTAGAAAAGAGACAAGTAAATCTTTACGGACAGAACAGACCTAAAACAACATTTGATTCTGTATTATCTAAAATTAATAAATAAAACCAATAAAAAAAGTAAAAAATGGCTACATCAATCACTACTACTTACGCAGGAGAGTTTGCAGGTAAATATATTTCCGCTGCATTATTATCCGCCTCTACCATTGAAAATGGTGGAATTACAGTAAAACCAAACGTAAAGTACAAAGAAGTAATTAAGAAATTGTCTACAGATGCATTATTAAAAGATGCTACTTGTGATTTCGACCCAACTTCTACTATTACATTAACAGAAAGAATCCTTCAACCTGAAGAATTTCAAGTAAACTTAGAGCTTTGTAAAAAAGATTTCGTATCTGATTGGGAAGCAATTTCTATGGGTTACTCTGCATTTGACAACTTGCCTCCAAACTTTCAAGACTTCTTAGTTGCTCATGTAGCTGCTAAAGTTGCTGAAAAAACAGAAGAAACTATTTGGTCAGGAGCTAACGCTACTGCAGGAGAATTTGATGGATTAGTTACTTTAGCTACTGCTGATGCTGATGTAATTGATGTTGTTGGAACAACTGTTGATGCTTCTAACGTAATTGCTGAATTAGGAAAAATCGTTGATGCTATTCCTTCTTCTGTTTACGGAAAAGAGGATTTATACTTATATGTATCTCAAAACATCGCAAGAGCTTATGTAAGAGCTTTAGGAGGATTTGGAGCTGCAGGATTAGGTGCAAATGGTACAAACGCACAAGGTACTCAATGGTGGAACAACGGAGCATTATCTTTTGATGGTGTAAAAATCTTTGTTGCTAACGGATTAGCTGACAATACTGCAATGGCTGCTGAAAAATCTAACTTATACTTTGGAACAGGTTTATTATCTGACCACAACTTGGTAAAAGTTATTGACATGGCAGACATTGACGGAAGTCAGAATGTGAGAGTGGTAATGCGAATGACAAGTGGAGTACAATACGGAATCGGTGCTGACATCGTTCTTTACTCTTAATAATTAACAAATAAATAGAAGGGGTAGGTAAGCCGTTAAAGCCTGCCTACCCTTTTTTTAATTAACCTTTAAATATATAAAAAATGGCTTGTGATTTAATATCAGGAAGGGTAGAACCTTGTAAAGATAGCGTTGGTGGATTAAAAAACTTATACTTTGTTAATTACGGAGATTTAGGAGCAATCACTTATGATGCAACTAATACAGATGTAATTGATGCGGTAGCAGGAAATCCTGATGCTTTCAAATACGAAATAAAAGGAGCTTCTTCATTTACTCAGAACATTCAGTCAAGTAGAGATACAGGTACTACAGTTTTTGAGCAAGTAATTGAAGTAACATTAAAGAAACTTAGTGTTTCTGACCACATGGAGCTTAAAATGTTAGCTTTTGGTAGACCTAATGTTATCATTGAAGATAATAACGGAAACTACTTCTTAGCAGGTTTAGAGCATGGTTGCGATGTAACAGGTGGAACTATTGTAACAGGTTCTGCTATGTCTGACTTGAGTGGTTACACACTTACTTTAACAGGAATGGAGAGAGTTCCTGCAAACTTTTTAGGAGATACTCCTGCAGCGGTTGGCTTTGATGTAATATCAGGAAGCTAAAAAACTATTAAACATAGTTGTATGATAAGGGGGCTTTTAGCCCTCTTTTCTTTTTTAGACTGAAATGAAAACAAAAAACAACTTTTCAGTTATCATATTATGATAAAATTATTACCTAACTCTTCTAATCAGACAATAAGCATTGTGCCAAGAGAATTTCCTTCTGTTGGAAACGCTTTTGATAACATCTCTTTATTAATAAAAGAGGATGGTACAGGTGTAATTGAAGAATTAACTGACTTAGAAGCTACTGTTTCAAGTGATAATAGTAATTACGTTAATATAACAATCTCCTCAACAATATTAAGAGAGGGTTATGCATATTATTTAGAGTTTAAAACTAATGCGTTAAAATTTAAAGATAGAGTTATTGAAGATAGCGGTGTTTATGAGTCTTCAGATTGCATTAACAACTTCTTAGATAATTTTGGTCGTATTTTATGGTTTAGAGATAAAGCTTACATTACATCTCAAACAGATAAAGCAATTAAGCATACTTTAAATACAAATGAGTATGAAGAATATAGTTTAGCAACAAACGACTATATCATATTATAAAGTTTATTATGGCAAGAAAAATAACATTAAACAACAACGTAAAACCTGCTAAGAAATTTAGTAATGGTTCTGTAAGAGTTGTAAATCTTTCGGGGTATTCTTCTCCTGAAGTAAAAGAGGTTTATGGTAAGGATTGGGTTCAATATGGAGAAAATAATGATTACTTCGACCTGCTTATAGAGAGATATTTGGGGAGTCCAACAAATTCAGGTTGTGTTAATGGAATTGTTGAAATGATATATGGAAGGGGTTTAGATGCTACTGATTCTGATGTCAAGCCTGAAATGTATGCTAAGATGAAGCTTCTTCTTAAACCGAGAGAGGTTAAAAGAATTGTTAATGATTACAAGATGCTTGGTCAATCTGCCATGCAAATTATATACAACAAACAAAAGACAAGTATAGTAAAAGTACTACACTTTCCAATGGAGACTTTAAGAGCTGAGAAAGCTACTGATGGTCAGATAAAAGCTTACTACTACCATCCTAAATGGTGCGATATAAAGCCTTCAGATAAACCTAAGAGAATACCTACATTCGGCAATGGTTCTAAGTCAGACTCTATTGAAATGTTTGTTATTAAGCCTTATAAGTCAGGTTTCTATTACTATGCACCTGTAGATTATAATGGGTGTCTTCAGTATTGTTCTTTAGAGGAAGAAGTATCTAATTACCATATAAATAACATAAAGAATGGTTTACAGCCATCCTTGCTTATTAACTTTAACAACGGAGTTCCTAATGAAGAAACTCAGGAGTTATTAGAGAATAAAATATATGATAAATTCAGTGGGTCTTCTAATGCAGGTAAGTTTATTCTTACATTTAACGACTCTGCAGAAACAAAAGCTGATTTAGAGCCAATACATTTGCCTGATGCTCATGCACAATATCAATTCTTAGCTGATGAAAGCAGAGAGAAGATAATGATGGGTCATAGAATTGTTTCTCCTATACTTATGGGTATTAAAGACAACACAGGGTTTGGAAATAATGCAGAGGAGCTTAGAACAGCTTCTATCATCATGGATAATGTTGTTATTAGACCATTTCAGCAATCTTTAATAGATGGATTTAATGAGATACTAAACTTCAACGGAATCTTTTTAAACCTATACTTTATTACTTTACAGCCTATAGAGTTTACTGAATTAGACAACATATCTACTAAGGTAAGAAAAGAAGAAGAAACAGGAGAGAAAGAAAATAAACAAGCATTATCATCTCAAAATGAAGTAGACTCAGAAGACTTCTCTGATGATGAGGGAGAAGATATGTATTCTCAATTAGAAGAGTTAGGAGAGGTTGTAAGCGATGAATGGGAGTTGGTTGATACACAAACCTTAGATGGAACAGAAATGTCCTTAGAAGAGCTTAAAACTACCTTAGCAAGCGTTTCAAAGGATGATGCTAAACCTAATAAAGATTCTAAGCAAGATAATGCAGGATTTAAAGTAAGATACGCTTATTCTCCTGTAAGAAAAAGTTCAGGAAGCAGAACATTCTGCAAAAAGATGGAAACTCTTACTGATAAGAATATAGTATTTAGAAGGGAAGATATTTCAATGATGTCTTTTAGGGGTGTAAATAAAGAGCTTGGTCATAAGAAACAAAATTATAGTTTGTTTATGTACAAAGGAGGAAAAAACTGCAAGCATCTTTGGGAAAGAAGAGTGTATAAAAAGAAAGTTGGAATTGACACAGAGGTTGAGGCTTCTGATGCTGTAAAGGATGGATTTGTTGAACCTACTAACCCTAAAGAGGTTTCTGTTAGACCTGCTGACATGAAAGATGGGGGAGCTTATCAAACTAAAAAATAATTAACATGGCAAACAAAGCTCTATTTATAGGATTAGATGAATTAAAGAGAAAGTCTATTATTGATGGAAATGTAGATAATGACAAAATAATTCAATGGGTTGAGGTAGCTCAAGATACCCACATTCAGAATTATCTTGGAGGCAAACTTTATAATAAATTACAAACTCTAATCTTAAACAACACTTTAGATGATGTACAAAATGCAAACTATAAAAACTTATTGGTTGATTATATCAAGCCTATGCTCATATGGTTTACTCAGAGCAACTATATTCCTTTTGCGATGTATCAAATTAGCAACGGAGGGGTTTACAAACATCGTTCTGAAAATTCGGAAACCATTTCTCTCGAAGAAATGAACATGATGCTAAACAAGGTTACTGAGACTGCTGAATTTTATACAAGAAGGTTTGTAGATTATATGGGATTCTATAGTCAATTATTTCCTGAGTACAATCAATCTACTAATGGAGAGATGTACCCTGATAAAGATGTTAATTTCCATTCTTGGGTATTGTAAGATTATTTACATGAATAGTAGAATTGTAAAAAGAAATATGTATAAGCCTAAGCTTAGTAATATTAAAAAGTTGGAAGCTTTCTTAAATAAAGTAAATAAAATAGATAAAACAAACAACATAGACAAAATAAATGACAAATAACTTAGCTTGGGGTCAAGGAATAAACAAAATAGATTGGGGAAGCATATACAATCAAAGTTGGGTAAGTGAATACATTTTCTTGACTGTTGTAGGAGATGGTAATGCTTTATAC